GTATCAGCAGGTGTTGCCGCTAATGCTGTAGAACCAGTTATAACTGTAGCATCAATATGCTCTTCGGAAATTGCATCATCTGCTATTCCTCCTGCTGGTATTGTTGTTTTACTCATGTGTTACTCCTCTTATCCGCAATGTAATGTGCATGGAACGCAATATGAACCATCACTATGTGTTATTGTTTTTGTTGTTGATGTTACTTTAGCGATTGTGCTAGCTCTTAAAATATCATCTGCCTGTTTTTTTGCTGTGCCATCACCTTTACTCTGTAAGTAATCGCCAATAGACACTGTTTCATCTTTGTGTATTCTTACTAAAAATTCTCCCACAGATGCAACATACATGTCATTAACACCTGTTGTTCCATCATCATCGTCATCCCATGACATAAATACCCCGTAAACAGCTTTACTATCTTCTGTGTCTGATATTTTACACATGGGTAATTGTTCATTATCTTCTTTAATTATTTTACCGACATAATCTTTACCATTATCGGTATAAGTATAGTTATCTCCAACTTTACCTCCATCAGGTAAATCAATAGACTTTCTAACTTTTATTTTTTCTTCATCTTCATTTAGATGGTCTGACTCATACTCTACTTGATACCAATCACACATTGTTGCAATAGATTCCATTACAGTGCCACGAAGTATGGTTGGTTTAGAATTATCTGCAAGTCTTGACCAGTGACTTCCACAAAATGAACCATAAGATGTTGTGCTACCACTAATAGATATTGTTCCTTCAATGCTTCCTTGAGAAGCAAAAGTCATAATATCACCATCACCTGTAGTTCTGTTAAGTCTTAAAGATGGATTGTTAGTTCTGGCAAGACAAAGAAAATTTGCTAATTCATATGAAAAACCTCCTCCACTTGTTGCTCCAGATAGAGCACCTGCATCAACAGTTGTTCCTACTTCAAAACCATTAGCGGATGAATCAAATCTTGCAAATTCACTACCACTAGCTAAGAAAAATAAATCATCTGTAGCATGGTCATAAACTATACGACCTGCATCGTTATCTCCTGAGTCACCAAATTTAATACCGCCTTCACCACTTGTACCAGATAAGATTGTCATTCCAGAACTACCGCTACCTTCAATAACTAATTCATCAGAAGCAGAATCAACACTTGCACTACTATCACCAGTTTTAATGTGTAATCCAACACCCAAGTCACCTTCGTTACCTATGCCAACTACATCATTGCCACCACTGACAAATAACATATTAGCATTTCCGTTTGACTCTACTCTAAAGTCTACGTCATCAGAATCTTCGTTGATAACAACTGCTGTATCTGTAATTGTGAGTTGGTCATCGTTAGAAGATGTTTGGTCGTCTATTCCTGCAAACGAAGCCGCAGGTATTAATGCTTTTTTTAATTCACCATCAGTAGCATCTTCTATTAATACATGGTCAGCAGAATTATCTAAGGTAACTAAAGTTCTAGCAGAAATAGTGTCATCTGGTATTCCTATTGTACCTACACTCTTTGCTTGGTGAACAACATAAATATTATTTGTGCCGCTAGGAGGTGCACCAGTAAACGATAGTGTTGTTCCAGATAAAGTGTATGCTGAGTTAGGGTCTTGTCTTACGTTACCAACAAATACTTCGATGTCTAATGTTGAACCAGGTGCTACATCTAATGTAAAATCAGTTGTGCTACCATCACCATTAAACCTCTTACCTACAAGAGATTGAAAAGTATTTCTGGTATCTAAAGGTGTACCTATAAAAGCCATCTTACGTTATCTCCATTATTGACAAAGCAATATCAGCCGCACCAGATGCTGTCAGTGACAGTGTATCTGTTGTTTCCATTACTACTTTGTTACCCGAAAGTAATTCTAAAGTACCACCAACAGGTATAGGTGCATTAGTAACTAGCTCAACTGTTTGGTTTGCTTCGTTGTTTGCTCCTGCTCTGCTAGAGGTATCTGAACCTAAACTAACTGTAGCAGTGATTTGTCCAGTTGTTGTATTACCTATCATAACACCAAGAACTACAGTTGTTGTAGAACCTGCTACTGTATAGATAACATCAGCACTGGTTACACCTGCTTTAGTTACTACTTTAAAAGTATTAGCCATTTATCCTCCTATTATCCTAATGCGATTGCTAAAGCTGTAGGGTCTTCTGTAGAAAATCCTGCACTTGTTAAATATGTTTTTAATGTTGTTAAAGCTACTTGCTTCATTGTTCCTGCATCATTTGTTACTAATCTATCTGCATCTACTAAAGTTACAGATGAAGCCGCAGTATCCCCATCCATAATATTTAATTCTGCCGCAGTAGAAGTTACGCCATCAAGAATATTTAATTCTGCGGCTGTTGATGTGACACCATCAAGAATATTTAGTTCTGCCGCAGTGGATGTTACTGTTGTGCTTGCAATACTAAGAGCATCTGTTTCTAATGTTCCATCAATATCCACATCACCAGATATATCTAAGTTAGTAAATACTGAAGTTCCTACTGCTGTAATCTTATCATTAAATGTTGCCGCTCCTGCCGCAGACATATCAAGTGTTAATGCAGTTATTGCAGAGCCACCATCGTTACCTTTAAATATTATATCTTTATCAGATGTAGTAGATTTAATTACAAAGTCTGTAGATGAATTAGTAAACTCACCAAATGTAGTTCCTGCATCTTTTAAGAAAATGTCTCCGCCATCAGCATCTAACACAATATCTGTGGTTGCGTCAAGTGTTATTGTAGAACCAGAATCTATTTCTGCAATAACAGGAGTAGTTAAAGTTTTATTTGTTAATGTTGCAGTTGAGCTTACTGAAACTAAATCAGCATCACCCCCTGTGCTTGGTAATGTTAAAGTGTTTGATGCACTTTCTGAATGTGGTGCCGCTTGAAGTGCTTGTGCATGTGCGTTTCCAGACTCACAATAAAAATTAATTTTAGACCTTGAGCCAGAGTTTTTTAAATCAATAGTACCAGATTCAATACCTACATTACCATCTAATAATACTTGACCAGAACCTTTAGGTGTAATTTTTAAACTTATATTAGTATCGCCACCTGTAGCAGATAACTCTGGCGAGTTGCCTGTAGCGGCGTTTGTAATATCAAATTGGTTAACTGCTGAAGCTGTAGTTTGAAATATTATTTGCTCATTGCCATTTTCATCACCTATAAAGTGTGCATCATCAATTAAAATGTTATGTGAATTAGTATCTAAGTTAGCTCCTAATTGTGGAGATGTATCTTCTACAACATTTGATATAGCTCCAGATGCCGCTAAACCCGATGTTAATGTAGACCTTGTAATTTTTTTAAGTCCACCACCAGAAGTATCTACTGCTAGTAGTACATCATCTCCTGCCACTGTAGATATTTCAGATAAAGAACCTACAGCTATAGAATTAAAGTTTGTACCATCAGCTACAAGTAAATTACCTGCAGTGTTAGTACCCATAGTAATATCATCACCAGATACTGTTAAGTCTCCTGCTATAGTTACATTTTGACTTGCATCAATAGTTAGTGCACTAGTGCCTCCTGTTGCCATAGTAATAACATCAGAACCACTAAAAGTTATTGAAGTATTAGAATCTGCATCTCCTGCAATACTATCTAATTGTATACTACCTACATTTGTTATCGCAGAGTCACTAAAATCCAAAGTACCTGTTACATCAAAATTGCCATCTACTGTTAAGTTACCCTCTACAGTTGCGTTAGCCCCACTAAGAGTTATAGCCGCAGTTGGTGTAGAACCAGATTTAATTACTAGCTCTCCACTAGAATTTGTTAAACTACCAAAAGTTGTACCTGCATCTTTAAGAGTAACGTCTGCACCATCAGCATCTAATATAATGTCTCCACTAGAATCTAATGTAATATCTGTGCCATCATTTGTAATAGTATCTAAAGCAATACTACCAATGTTAGTTATATTAGCATCACTAAAATCTAATGCACCGCCAACAGTTAATGTTCCAGATACATCTACATTGCCATTTATATCTACAGTTGTAGCCGCTATTTGTATTTCTGTGTCAGCTACTAAATCTAATTGTCCATCTGTAGATGAATTAATATATATTGCTGTATCTCTAAACTGTAATTTTTCTGTGCTAGCTACAAGTATATCATCTGAAAATTCAAAGTAATCTTCATCTTCCATCCATTTTAAAACACCATCAGATGTTTCGCCATCGAATGTAATTGCTATATCTGTTCCTGCTGTGCCCGCACCAAAAGTTAAAGTGTTACCTAGTAACTTAGTGATAGGGCCACCTTCATTAGCAGTCCCATCATGCGTATGTCCTGTACTAGCTTGAAAAGCCGCTAGTAACTGGTCAAACTCCGCATTAAAATGAGACGCTTCAATCGTAGCTCCATCAACAATAGTTGACGAACTCTGTCTTGTATACGTTTCTCCCATATCTTATCTTCTTCCTCCTGGTGTAAATTCCATTTCAAATCCTTTTAAAGCTACTGGATTGTTTGTTGTTGCATCTAATATTTTTGTTGCTACTGTAAATCCACCACCCTCTACTGATTGTCTTATTAAACTTGAACCGCTTGAACCATATATTGCTCCGCCATATTGTGATTCAGCTAATCCATATTCTGCTATGTTACCTGTCCTTGCTAGTGTATACGCCGATGGTTGCGGTACATCATCATCCCCAAAATCATAAATTAGTAAAAAGCTAGATGCTATAGTTCCTGTAGGGTCTATGTTCCATAATACTCTTTGAAAACTTTTTCTTAGTCCTGGGTCTCCCATTGTCATATCTGGAGAACGATAGATACCACTTATATTATCTGTAGAACTAGCCCTAGTAAATACATTGCCAGACTCTTGTTGATATACAAAACCATCATAGCCACCATTAATAATTGTTTCAGAGCCAGATATAAATCCAGAATCACATGCAGATACTTTTAATCCTTTTACATCAGCATACTCAAATCCTAATTGTTCTGTATTTGGATTTGCTTTAATTACAGCTAGTAATCCTTGTGCCGCATTTTCTGCTTGTGTAGTCCCAGTGGGAAAGAATATTCTGTATTGTGATTTACTTCTTATAACTAAAGAATTAATATTATGTGTGGTTATACTATTAATTCTTTGTTGTATTTGTTTTGATACAGTTCCTAATTCTACGTCACCAATTCTTTCTGTACCTGCAATAGTTCTTAAACCATCGGGTGCTAAGAATATAACGTCACCTGCAAGTTCCTGTATACTTCTACCATCTATACATCCTATCTTTCTAGTTACTGCAGTTACAACAAAATCACTTCTTGATGTTCCAGATATTTTAAATATTTTATCTTGGCCAAATACAAATAAATCATCACGAAAAACTTTAAGTCCTACTATCTCTGTATCTACTTTTATTGTCCCGCCACCACTACCAGTAGTAAAACTATTAGTTTCAAATGGCCCCATAAAACTAAGTTCTTGTACATTAGAACTATGTCCTGCAAAGAATATGTGATTCTTAAATACTTCTACAAATTTAAAATTAGATGTACCAGTAGCATTTACTACACTCGTACTAAAAGAAGTATTTAGTATTTGTGGGTTTGATGTTCCTGTTGCAATAATAATTTTATCAGTACCATCAAAGTTAAATAATCTATGTTCATAGTTTTGTGTTGGTGTACCTAAACCTGTTATTGTAGATGTCCAACTACCAGAACCAGAACTAGCTCTATGTATACTACCGCCTCTACCTGCTAAAACTACATCATTAAATATAGCAGTAAATACAACTCTCTCTGTAGATGCAGAAACTTGTGGGCAAATGTTACTATTATATTTAGTAGTTCCTAAAACTTTTTTATAGCCACCTTCAATGTCTGGTTCAAAGTTTACTAACTGTAATGCCTCTCCTGGTGACATAGAAAACACATCTTTGTTTAGTGTTAATCCTCCACCTAGACTTACAACAGCAGGTCTTAGTTGTGAAGTATCTGGCATTAGTAAGTAAATACAGGATTAGTTACTGCACCCCTAGACGACATTTCTACATTAACTCTTGTATCTTTCATGTAGTCTTGTCTATTCAAAGATTCTATTCTAATTCTTTTTACTCCATCTTCATATTCTGCATTTGCAATATTTGCTGATGGTATATCTGACCTTAATTTATATGCATAATATTTTGCTCTGTTTACAATAGTATCAGAATATATATCTGGTAAATCTAAAGTATCAGTAGCTGATGATAATTCTGTGTGTGATTTGTAGTATTGATAATTTACTTGGTAAGTATCTCTATCTGGAATAGGACTAATACCAAAACCTAAATTATCATTTGTTCTGTATACTGATTGTGGTTTTGCATAATGGTCACTACTATTTACTTTGTCTCTATGTATAATACCTTGTAAATAATTTTCATAACTTACATACTGTAATTTAGTTGGTATTATATCTGCCTCTGATACTCTAACAAAATCAACTAACATATTAGTTGCAGTCGTTGGATTATTCAAAGTTATAACTGTAGATTGCGATGTTGCTACAAATGTTTCGTCTACTATTTTACCTTGTCCAAAATCTGATACTGTAAGTGTTGTATTTAGATTAGTGGCATCCTCTGCAGATGTTCCTACTTGTATTTTAAACGCTTGTCCTGTTCCAACAGAATCTAAAGCTCTAACTTGTATTCTGTATGTTTTGTTTACAACAGTTGATATAGTCTGGTGTGCCGCAAAATCATTTAATAATAATCTACCATTACCTGTAGAACTATATGATGCAGAACCAGACCCTGCTATCGTAGTCCAGTTATTTATATTAGATGTAAACTCTCCATTAGTTACTAACTCTTTTGGTATTAAATAAAAAGAATCAAAGTCCGCTTTTCTAAATGCAGTTGGAAAAGTATATTCTTGTTGTCCAGAATTTACATCTTGTGTTGTGCTAGTATACAACCAAGGCCATTCTACTTCTGCTGTGTATAAATCATTAACAGCTTTGTTAACGAAAGTTTTTACTGCAGTTTGTATTCCTCTACTAGAACTAAAAGTAGATGAGGTTAACTCAACTTCATTCAGTTCTTGTAAAACATTATTTGCTAATGTTAAGTATGTTTTTGTCCCTGCCATTTTCTATAGTGCCCCTTAATATTATAGTCTCTAACTGTCTTATTTTTAATTCTAAATCTTCTATTTTTGTTGAACAAGCACATGCAGGTTCTGCAACTGCATCTATTACATGTTGCTGACCAGAACTAGCTTTTGTTCGTTTTCTTAAATCGTGCACTGCCATATTATATTCCTAATTGTATTTGATTAAATCCTTCTATCGGATAAGCATCAACTTCAAAGCATATTGAATTAAAGTGTGCATCAAAGTCTCCTTGGCTATCAGCATAAGCTCTAAATTCCTCAACATACATTTCTGTAGATGTTAAACATGTTTCCATATCTGGATATAAATATCCTTGATACTTTACCGATGGCCAATTAGGCATCGAGGTAATTATTATTGCCATTGCTACTTTTATCATATTATATTTTAAAAGGGGGCACTATGGCCCCCATTATTATATTAATCTTACGAACCAGTGTCGTGTTGTGAATCTGTATTTCTGTCAGTTTCATCAACTCCAGAAATATCACACATTACAGCCCATACACGGATTTTACCCGCACTTGAGTCTGCACTTAACACTAGCACATCTAGAGTATCTGCTGACGCTGAAATGTGTCTAGCAGTTGCTGTTAGTGTTGCATAACCAGTTGCGTTTGTGTCTCCATCTACATAGATGTCAACATCACCACCAGTGATACCTAAGTCTAACGTCACACTAGAAGATAATGCAGTTAATACTTCAATACCCGCTTCCATAATTAAAGTTTCTGCAGGTATATCTAATACTTGTAATACATCATTTTGTGACGCCCCTGCATCGCTATTAAGAGCAGAGATGTCAATCGTATTTTCAACAAGATAAGGTCTTCTACCTCTTGTTGGGTGACCAGTTGTTCCGCCTGGCCCAGTTACATTATATGTTGCCATTTAGTCCTCCTAATCTATTTTTATATGTTCAGCAACTAGAGCAGTATCTCTTAATACTTTTCTACCAAACACATGCAAGCCTCTTACGACATCAGAGAATGAATCAGTGTCTCTAATAACTTCGATTTTTGCAATATGGTTAGCTGTTGCAGTGGATGACATATGCCCAGATAATATTTTGAAGAAGTTCGCAGTTGAACTTGCCGCAAAGTTATTGGTCATATATAATTCCATGTTCATTACTTTACCCTCGTAAACTTTACCATTTCTTAATGGTGCCGCATTACCAGTGGTATCGCTCATTAATTTTGAACTAGCTTGTCCCATTTGTTCATAAAATTCTGGTGAACCCAAGAACCATCTATTTTCTTCTGGTACGTCTTGAAGATTTAATAGTCTTGCGTGTTTAGAAATTATGTCTACTGGGTCTGTTTCACTAGAATCAAATCCTGTATCAACTCCAGAACCATCAGAACCAATTACATGGTCTGGTGAGCTACTGCTAGGCCCTGCAAACATTGCCGCAATTACGTTTGCGTCATATGCGTTTTTTAGAGCATATGCACCAGAAGAAGTAGACACAGACTCAAAGTTAATATGAGAATGTCTTTCTTCGATGTCATCTACTTTAAAAGCAAATGTGTTTGCTTGGTCTACTGTCAGTTGCAGTTGGTCGTCTACAATTTCTTGTACATTAACTACTGCACCTCTAGTATATGAGCTAACAGAAACTACAGGTTCCTTGATGATATTCACTGTATCGCCAAAATTTTCAATTTCGCCTGCGTAGTCAGTGTTTGTAAGTGCTTCTGCTACGGATGCTGTTCTGAAAAACTTTTGGACTTTTTGACTATAAATAATCGGACTAAAGTTACCATTAGGCAAATTATTATAGTTAGCAGTTTTTGTAAATGCCATTTTAGTCTCCTAAAAGTTTGTTATTAAAACACTCAAGCTAACCTTGTACTATTCTACCTTCTTTACGAGCAAGGTCTATTTCCTTCTCATACTTATCAAACTCAAAAGGTTTCATCTTTTGTATATCAGATAACTTCCAAGTTTTCTTTTCAGTTTTCTGGTCGCCAGATTTAGTCTTTGTTACAGCTTTAGCCGCATCATTATTTTTAGATTTCGGTGCAGGTTTATCTGTCATGCCTCTATCCATCTTGTATAAGTCTATTGCTCGTACAACAAGTTTAGAGTTATCAACATTATCATATAGCCAACTTTGAATTGTACTATCCTGCGTTGAAGCCCAATCATGAAAGTCTTGAGACTCTCTTAATGCAGAAAAATCTGGATGTGCTCTAGCTAACTCTACTTCTGCTTTCTGACGTAAAACTTCTGCTTGACGTTTTTCAAGTTCTGTAAGTTTGCTATTTACTTCCTTAGATTTTTCATCTGCTTGTTCATATGCTATCTGTTTAACAGCATCATAAACATCTGGATATTCTTTTCTCCATGCATCTAATTCTTCTTTAGACTTTGGAGGAACATATCTTTTCGATGCGTTTTCCACTTGTTTTTTAAGTTTAAGGATTTCATCCTTGTTCTTATTTAAAGTAGAATCGTAATGACGTTTTAAGTCGTCATAGCGTTTCTTATATACTTTATCTTCAACAGTTTCAGTGCGTTCTTCTGGAGTAGCCTCCGCAGAGGTGTCCTTTTGTTCGGTAGCTGTTTCTGTCTCATCCTCTGCCTTATCCATTAAATTTCTGTTTGGATTTTTGTAAGGTGTTGGATTTAAATCCTCTTCTACTTTTGTTTCCTCAATAGCTTCGGATTGTTTTTCTTCTTCCATTTTATCTCCTATGGGTGCTGTTGGAAGAACAGGTCGCCCTATTCCCAGTGGGAATTATACTTGTGCAGGGGCTGTCTCTTCGACAGGTGGCCTGTTCATCATCATACCTTCTCCTTCTGCCACCATTGGCTCTTGAGTAGGTGCTGATTCTTGCATTGGTTCTCCTGCATCTAAAATGTCTAAAAAGTCATTTATTGCAGGGCCAAAAATTTTTGTAACTATTTGTTTAAATTCTGGTGTAATACTACTAGCTAATATTTGTTTTTCTTCTTGAGGTAATTGTTCAACTCTTTGAATTAATACTTGTCTACCTCTTGCAAGTAATTCTTGCTGAGAAGTTTTTTCTTCTTGCATAGGTTGATTAGCCCCCATATCTGAGACATTTTCTGGAGGAGGAGCCATAACCCCACCACCCATTTGTTGATTCATCATTTCTTCTGCCATAATAATAACCCCACTACAAAACAAATAGGTTCTAAAATAATTCTATATACTCTACCTAGTAAAGAAAATTTAGTTCCATACATTATGTGTTTAATATCTTTAGTTCTTTCTTGTGCAAAATGTCTTCCTATACTTGTTAGCATATTTGATTTTTGCATACCTTTTACAAAAGGTTTAAATAAAAAGTGATAACCCTTTTGATGTGTTTCTGATAAATATTTTTTTTGAAATAAATACCATAATTTAATTGTTCTTTGCCAATCATCTAATTGTGTTTGTCTATACATTTCTGTGCAAACTATTTTTTCTTTTTTATCTGCACTTCCTCCGCTAGAACTTCCCCCTCCGCTTGGTGCACTTCCCATACCTGCGGGGCCTCCAGATTCTTTTGTTTCTTCTGCTTTCTTTTTTATTTCATAGTTTTGTTTATCATTAGAATTATCTGGTGCCGCATTATCTACTGTATTACCATTACCCCCATTATCAACTACATCTCTATTTTCTTTTACTACATTACCTACATACTTTCCATTAGCATCAACTACAACATTACCTTTTTTATCAACAAAAGTTCCATTTTTTGTTTTAGTGCCTATTTGATAATTACCACCTTCTAAATATAAATTTTTTAATGTTCCGTCTGGATTAGTCATCCTACTTAAAGTTGCCTCTGGTAAAAATCCACCCTCTGCCGCTTCTTTTGCTTGACTTGCTGTTCCTCTAGAAGCCACAGCATCTACTCTACCATCACCATCAGAATCAAAATGATATTTACCATCTGATGTATAATGTCCTCCATTTGAATCTAAAAAAACTTTTTCTTCATTTACATGAGAGTTTGTAGTCCCCATTATAGGTTGTGATTTACTAATACCCCCAGAAATAAATCTATCTTCTGTATCAAACATTGCTTGGTCTAAGGTATCTAAATATCTAGGAGCTATAGGTACAGTGTCAGTTAAAGTTTCTTTACTTCTAAGTCTTCTTTGTTTTTCAGCAAATATTATAGGGTCTGTTGTGTATCTACCAATCTGAGGGTCAAATATCTCTTGTACTTTTATAGGTTTACCTTCATTTTGTACTTTAGTTCTATAATCTTCTAAAATTTTTCCTGTGTTCGGGTCGTACTTATCTCCATTTAATTTCATCCAATCATTGTATCTTTGTGTTTCTGCAGGACTTAATTCTGTATCTGGTGTAGATGGAAGTCTATAAGGAAACTTATCTCTTATTTTGTCTAAAAAACTACCTTTTCTAAAAGGACTATTAGTATCGTTAGGGTCTCTACCTATTGCTTGTTCTAATGTTAAAACACTTTCTGGTATTTTTAATTCATCTAATGTTGGTACTCTTGTTGCCTCTCGTACAATATAGGGGTCATCAAAAGGCCTTGCTACTTCTCTTGTAGTTGGTTCTGGTGTTGATGAGACTAAACCATTCATAGGTGCGTTTTCATCCTTAAATAATTTTTGTAGTGTAGCATTTTCATTTACTTTAAAATTACCTTTATCATCTACAAAGTCTGTAACTTCACCAGTTAACATTCCACCTTTTATCATTCTTGCAACCAAAGCTTTTCTTTCTCTTACTCCTAAAGTTGCATCTAATGCTTTTGCCGCTAGGCCTATAGTTCCTGCTTGTAGCTCATCTGTAACTTCACTCATGATACCTTCTTTTTGTGCAGTTGGTTCTACATAATATGGATTGTTGTTTTGAGATAACATTGAGTTTAAAGCACCAGTATCTATTGCGTATTCTAACACTTGTTCATTTGACCAATTATTAAATCCTCCTGGTAAATTTTTATACTTATCTCTATAATTAGAAGACACAGTATATTGAGGTTTTTCTTCTCCGCCTATAATTATTTTAGGTTTAGTTACAAATGTAGGCTCATCTCTGCCTCTATCTACTTGCTCTGGTTGTGTAACAATAGGCTGAACAATAGTTTCTGGTTCTGGGCTAGGCTCAAAAGGTTGTGTTATTTCTCCTGGAGGTTCTGGCATGTCAACAGGTGCATAGTTGGGTGCTCCACCTATTGGTATAGTTTTAAAAGTTTTACCTTCTGGTGTATACTCTGGTGTAACATCTCTTATACCAGGAAATGTAGGAACTATATCTTCTGTTACAGTTTCTTTTTCCCACTGACCTGTTTCTGGATTAAACTTTAGTTTGTAATATTCAGATTGCATTATACCAGTTCCGCTTACTGCGGTCTGTAATGCATCTGCTGTTTTAGTTGTCTCTACCATTTCTATTCAACTGTTCCCGTAGGGCCAGTATCTGGCGAAGAGAAACTAGCTTCCCCTGGTTGCGGAACATTTCCTGTTCCGATGTTGCCACCTCCAACGCCTGTTGGGTCTTCTGAATCTGCTCCTGCAGGTGCTCCTCCAAAACCTTCCATACTTGGTTGTTGTTCGTTAACACCTTGAGTCGCTCTGCTTCCATTCATACCTCCATACATTTGTGCAAATATTGCCGCTTTCTCTGGGTCATTTACTACTTGGTCTGGGTCTACATCTAATGACTTAGCAATCTCTCTAATGATACTGTGCCACTTTACAAAAGGTGCTAAGAATTGATTTGATGCTACTTGCATAAATGTCATCAATCTTTGAGAGCGAACTTCTTTCATCATTAAAGAAGAAGTACCTCTAGCTTTAACATCGAGGTCTCCTTCTATAGTGGGTTTATCTTCGTTAAATTGCATATTCCATTGAAACATAGATTGTCCCAAAGGTCGTAATAAATAATCATCAATATTTTTTATTACTGTTTTTACATTTAAAGCCGCCGCTCCCATTAACATTGACATACCTGCCGCAGTTCTTGTCGTTGACATTACTCCAGTCGTTCCATGTGAATACGATGGTATACCTGTTGACTCATCAGCTAATTGTCTAAACCTATCAAACATCTGCATATTCTCTGGTGCAGTGTTTGGAAATCTTAATCCGTGTAAGGCTTGTCCTACCTGTCCACTTTGTCTTCTAAATATTTTACCAGGAAATATTGTCATGTCTTGTCCTGGTACTAACATTGTTTCATCTACATCAAATACTAGATTACCTGCTAATGCTAAGTTATCTACTGCCATTCTTGCGTGTCCATTCATAACAGTTTGTGCATCATCCATATTTTCTGGAATACCTACACCAAAAAACTGATAAGGATTTATTTCATATGGACATACCATGTATGGTATTCTATTTGGTGTAAATGGATTTAATACTAATCGTAATATATTACCATTTGATACCCAAGCATTTACAGACACTTCATCTAACTCTGTAGTATCTTCATCTGTAATTTCTAAACCTGCTTCTTCTGCAAGTTGTTTATCTATATTGCCCCAGTATTCTAAAACCTCAAATCTATTTTTATCATAGTCATCTTGGTTTTCTCTATCATACAAAGCAGTTTCATAACTTCTTGTTTCGTAGTTAGGGCCACTTTCTAATAAATCTATAATAGCAGATTTTCTAAAGTAAGGCCTGTTAGATAAATCTCTTAACTGAGAACGATTCATTACATGACGCTGTATTACATAATCTGCATCTTGAATACTTACTGCATCTGGGTCTGGATAAAAATCCCAACAACTTACAGCTTCTACTCTTGGTACAGATTTATCTTGTGGTGTATATACAGATTCTCCTGTATCAAAATCTTTCTGCCACTTATGTAAAGTTTTATCGTATGTAAAAGGCCCTTTTAATATTCCTGTACCAAGTAAACACATTTCAAATAAAACATGTCTTAGTACAGTTATAGCTTGGCTTTCATCTAACTGGTCATGGATTAATGTCTCCATGTTTTTAGCAGATTCATCAGCAGGTTCTATTTGAGGCATCTTTGATAAGTCTGGTGCAGGGCCTGGTTTAAATCCTGCCCCTTGATACTTTTTGGCTAATCCATTTAGTATCATACTCTCAGTTGCCCCTGGTGGTATATCCATTCCATCACCAGGAAATCCATAAGGACTTTTTGGCTCTTCCATTTTTTCTTCTGGATTTAGGTGTGCATATTTCTCTGCTCCCTCTGGTACTTCTGTTGGATGTATTCCAATAGGAAATTTACCTTGTGAGAACAATACTTCAATTAGTTGTCCATATGCCGCTAGAACTTTTGTCTTTGTTATCTTAACAAAAACTCTAGACTTCTCAGTGTCTCTAAACGCCATATCAGAACTATAGATTCCTCTATAGTTTCTGTACGCTCTTAACCAACGCTTTTCATCATATAGCCTAGTTGTCTCGGCAGATTTAAGTCTGCCTTCAATAACTTGACCAAGACTAATATAGTCTATCTTTTCATCTTTTAACGATGCAGTTGCGTCAGTTCCAGTTGCACCACCAGAACCTGTTGCTGTATATGCCATTATTTAATTAATAGTCTCTTTCGTCTGCCATTGAAAATACTTTAGCATCAACACCATTCTTTCCTGCTTTTGGATATGCTTTATCCGTGCTATCATAAGCATCTGCAGGTAAAGCTGTTGAAGGCTTTTTTACTCCTACACTTGCTTCTGTTTTTGGAGCAGTATCTGTTGATTGGTCATCGAAACCTTCACCTTGTGAATATTGTTTCATAACCTTTGGGTCAATGTCTTTTCCATTCATATTTTTCATTTTAGTTTTTCCTCCAAATATTTGGTTAACCAAGGATTATCTACAAGAACAGTTGTTGTTGCATTAGCTAATACATTTACAATATGTTCTTCTTTATCTCCCACATCTAATCCCCACTGATATATTATAGCATGTAAAACTTCGTGGAGTAAAGTATTAACATGAGATATATTATCTTCGTCAGATAATCCTATCAAACCTTCCTTTGATAAAAATTGTCCATGTGCATCAGAAAAATTAGTATCAATCTTTTTAAATTCGTAATTCTTATAACCTATCTTTATTGTTTTATGTTTCATTAGTAACCAAAAACAGAATCGCTAGGTTTATATGTTTGACCAGAAGTCATTTTAATATCATTCATTCTAGTCTCAAAAGCTCTTGGATGTGAAGGTCTTGACATACATCCATATCTAAGAGCATCGTAAGCGTGGTCTTCTGCATCTGTATCTACATCTTCTGGGTTGCTTTTGTCAACAGGTAACATTGGTAAAGTTCTAATTAAATTTAAACAATTACTAAATACAAATAAAGATGGCCTTTCTGTATCTTCATTTACTCTTAATCGTTTGTGTAATTCTAACTTTCCGTTTATCCTACTTCCAGGCGACCTATCAGATGGTCTCCATCTACATCCCTCTTGTATCATAGTCTCTGCAATACTAGGCCCTATATCACCTCGTCTTGCCCATGTTGAAGAATCAAGAACTCCGTATCTTATATACTCTCCTGCTTCACTATTCAAGACTCTTTGTGCAAAAATATCTGCTGTAATATTCTTCGTATACAATTCTCTATAAATATATATGTTATTGTCGTAATCAACAGCAAACCATAAGCAACATGCAAAAGAAGAGTAACCCCAGTCACAAGAACGAAACCGCATAAAGTTTCTAGGTATATCAAAAGGTTCGATGACATGTACCTCTCTACTAAACTCTGGAAAGGCCGAACTTTCATATGACTCCCAATCTCCTTCTAAAAACTGTTTTTTTTGTACATCTGGTAATGATGCTAACATTACATAGTAATCATCTGTTTGCATCAAGTATGGATTATCCTGTAGCTTTGCAGGTATAAATCTTCTACTAATTTTTCTATTCCCTGTGGGAGTTTGTATTTCTAAATAAAATTTTGTATTTGGCTGTGCAGGGTCAACAAACATTTCTTTAACCCAACCAGAGCCTACGTTACCAGGGTTTCCTGTTGCCCTCATAAAGACGGGAATCTCGGGGTCAACACTTCGCAAAGATGAACGGAGAAAATTATATATGTCTGGAGTTGGGTATTGTGGTAATTCATCAATACCTATCCATGTGTATGATTGCCCTTGATAACGTAGTGCATCTGTTAGATTTTCAGCATAACCAAATTCTATTCTTGCCCCAGATGGAAACCGCCATTCTTTTTCCTGCTCTCTCCACTTTGCTCCAGGATATGCTTTGGAATATAACTGCTGAGAATGATTTATTAAATCTCTTAACTCTGGCATTGTTCTTCTTATTAACAATGCTCTGTGTGCACTTTTGTGACAATAACGTAATGGGTCTACTAACATTGCGTATGATTTGCCACCGCCTCTTGCTCCACCATAGAATACTTCTCTTTCTGATGATGCAAGAAATTCTGTTTGAGGCCCAGAGTTAGGTTGAAATATTACTTCTCTTTCTCTTATTGCCTCTTGTATTGAAGGTGTTGCTTCTTCTATTTGCTGTTCATCTATTACAGCTTTTTCACCTTCTAGTACGCTATCTAATTCTTTTAACTTTTCTTTTTTATTTTCTAGTCTCTTTTCAGCTAAATCAACTTTTTGTTTAGCATCTTCTAATTTTTCTTTTTCTGCTCGGAGAAGATGTAAAGCGGATTGTCTAGCTTTCTTTTCTGACTCAGAAAGTTTAGGAACTTTTTTAACTCGTTTACGACCTGCAGTCTTTGGCTTTGGGGGTTCTACCATCCTCTTTTTAATACCTTGCGTAATCCCATTCCTGTTATTGGCCTACCAGTTTTATTTGTAACCCAATCTGCAACTTCTTTGTAGGAACAGTTTTCTAAATATTCTTCTGCCTCTTTCAAAGCATCTAACTGCTCTGGAACAGGTTCTAACATTCTTTCCTCTTCATCGGATACTTTGTATCCAAAAGGAACTGTTCTACTCCGTAGCTTCCTCTTTGGGCGGGAGAATAAAGATTCCATGTGCTACCTTTGCATTTATATCTAGTTTTTCTTTTCTAGCTAAACCTACTCTATCTAGAATTTGTTTAGCCGCTTCTATTCTAATATTTGCTCCTGGAGTTTTTCCATCTTCATCAAGAGCATTTATTAAACCCATTGTTGCTTTTGGACTGTGTACAGCCAACTGATGTTCAGCCCTTTCTATAATTTCTTCTTTTAAACTTTTTAATACTTTAGGATAAGAGTTTGCAGAATATCCTGCTATCTCTCCTGCCATCTTTGGATTACCCTGTGCTTCACCAAATAAAGCATTAAGAAATTTTTCTTGTTGTTCTGTTAATAAATCGTTTTGTTTTTTAGGAACTAACATTTCTAATCTTCTGTAATTTTTTTTCTGTTTTTTCTTGTAACCACTCTGGTGTTTTTCTAAGACCAACTTGGTCTTCTATTTGTCTTTGCCTCATACCTGCTCTTGCTGATTGTAGTATCTGGTCTCTTGCTCCATGTTCTTTTCTATCTATCGTTGCAAGTCTTGGTGCGTTAATCAGCAATTCGATATTCTTATCTTTCAAAGGTTTCTTTCTATCTTTGATTGGAAGATACTCTGTGAATATCTTTCCTGTTAATTTATTTCTGTATTCGTATATTGGCATTATTGATGTTCACAAGTAGAACAATCACATTGTCCACCTAAACATGTTCCGCCATTACTACAATGACACTCATGTTCACATATTCTACATATTGGCATATTACTTCTCTCCTTTTATTAAGTTAAAATATTCTTTTTGGTATGAATTTAAATCTAATATACTTTCTATACTAGAATCTTTTTCACATAATTTTTTATACATATTTTTATTGCTTATCCAACCTCTGCCTGTCCAAAACTCAAAACCATCAAATCGTGATTTATACATACTACTTTTTTCATATGAATATGACAAGTAATATTTTTTACATTTGTTTTCAATAGCCCATTTTATTTCAAACAGTGTTGCATAAGTCCCAAGACTTAATTTAGGATTTTTATAGTCCCATGCAAACTGTCCAGTTACGACATGCTTACTTGCAAATACTTTTAATTCTGTAAATGCAACTGGAGCATTTTGATGATAGTAAATAAAATATTTCCAATCAATAGGGTCATCCTTAATAAATATTTCACTATCTTCTTCGTTACCCTTTTCGTAATAATCTTTATGCTTAATATATTTTATGTATATATCAGAAACAATCGCACTTAAATTTTTATCAAGTTTGTCAAAGATTTTTACTGTAATATCTTTTTTATTTAATATCTTCCTTTGTTTTTTACTAAATGTAAATTTAGGTAAAATTAATCTAGACCCTCTAGCATTTATCCAAGTCATTTGATGTAACTTTTTGTAATACCATGATAGGGGTATCCAACCATTATCTAGTGCATAGCCATATTCATCTTCATCAAATGTTGCCAGTGCTAACGAATAAACTAAATCGTGGTTTGTAAGTTTACCCGTTATGTGGTCAAAAAATATTTTCATTCATTACAGATGGCCCTTGCCTTTGTCATAACTCGTTCCTTGATTATCTATAAACTCTGTTATGTAAGAGTCATCTGTAAACTTATCTTCTCTAGTATTCTCTACTGTGTAAACTGTTTGGTCAATTTTATATCCAGGATTTTGTAATAATCTATTTGAAATGTAAGAATCATCCATCCAAATAATTCTGTTATTAGGGTATATAAAAAAATTACCATCATCCATTTTAAACAGATGTCCACATTTATGTTCTGGGTCTTCTGAGAAATTAGTATCAGTTGTGCCTGCTTTGTTTTCCCATGACCAATCTATTGTGAACATATATGTTCCTCTTCTCCATGTGCCTTTGTAATCTATTAGGTCTGCTCTGCAGTTTGCTAATCTATTTCTTCTATTCACATCAACATATGGAGAAAAACAATCCCAATACATGTGAATGTTTAAATTATGTACTGGTGCATCTTTCTTCCAACAAAAGGCATGTATTGGTCTTCTTGTCCAGTTTACTCCATTCTCAAGTAAACATTCAAACAGTGGTACTCTTCTTTCTAAACTTGCAACGCTGTGAACATCGCATACACTAAAACTACCATGGCCTTTTTCGTGGTCATACATGTATTCATCTCTAATGAAACAATTAAATACGGGTAAGTTATGATTTAAAAATGCCACTTATTTTTTCTTCTTATGTCTGTTCGCAAAATTACGAGCTGATTCTTTTGAACGAAAACCCCAGGCCCTCAGTGCCAAACCAAGTCTTGTAGGCTTTCCCTTCTCATCTTTTTCTTTTCCCTTCATACCTGCAAATCTTGCGGCGAAAGAAATTCTTCGTGGATTAACTCCCCGTTTGACTGGGGGCTTTAAATTAGAACCTTCTTTTCTTTTAAAGTAAGCTCTTCCTTTTGCTGTAAGTCCACCCTTTGGATTCTTGTGTTCTTTCCTCATTTCTTCTTACGAGCATTTTTCTTTGTCTTACGTTTTGGTTTTTCAGCCACAGTTAGAGCAATAGCAATGATTTGCTTCATTGGTCTCTTGCCTTTTTTTTTCATCTTGCGAATATTCTCGCTAATGGCTTTCTGTGACTTACCTTTTTTCAAAGGCATTATCCCATCCTTTTCATTGGTTTAGCCATGCCTGTTCTTTTCTTTGTTCTTTTCTTTTGATTTCTAAGCATAGCAAAATCTGCCGCATCTATTTTATTATTTCTATTTGCATCTAGATTTCTTTGGCCACCCATTAAAGGTTTACCTTTCTTGGCCATAGCTTTTTTTGCTTTAGCAACACCAGTAGCTTTACCCGCCGCTAGTTTGGGTTTCATCATGGAACCAGTCTTTGTTTGTTTTAGGGCTCCTGCTTGTGGCTTCTTCTTGCCTTTTGTTTTTTTAATAGTTGGTTGTACAGCCATTATTTACCTCGCATACGTTTTGTCTTTTTCTTTTGTTGGTTTATAAAACTTCTATATACAGAAGCCGCTTGTGTTTTACCTGCCACCTTAGCTCTCTGTTCCATTGCTATTGCGGCCTGTGTTTTGTGAGCATGCTTTCTCCCGCTCTTCTTTATTTTGGCTACACTGCTCTGTGCGGCCCTCTTGTCTTTAAACCCTAATCCTTTTATTGTACCTTTAGGATTTTCATCCGTATACAAATCACTATGTTTCTTACTTCCTACTGGCTGTCCCTTTTTCCTAGGTATTCTAGGGGCCATTACTTTTTCCTTACAGTTTGTTTCGCTCTTCTAAAGTTCTCAGCAGTCGGAGCACCTTTGTCTCCCTTCTTTTTCATCTTGCCTCCACGCTTTCTCTTAGCATGAATGTTAGCATATAAACCTTTTCTCATTTTTTCTTCTTGCCACCCTTGAGTAAATCAGCATCTGCCTTTCTAGCACCACCTTTGCCCGTAGCAAAGCTACGCACTCGGCCCATTGCCCACTGTTGTGGACTAACACCCGCTCTGGAACCACTAGAATAGTATGCACCCATTCCTCTTTTGTAGACTTTTCTTAGTTTATCTGCAGAAATGCCATACTTTTTAGAATAAAATGCTATTCCTTTAGGCTTTGTACTTTTTTTTGTAGCTTTTTTTGCCACTCTTACTCCTTATCTTAGCTATTCTATTCATTTCAGCCACAGTTAGCTTGCCTTCTCTGTATTTTTTGGCTGTAGATTTAATCTCACGCTCTGTAGCACTAGGGTTTTTAGACCCTGCTACATATTTGACAGGTACTCCTGCCTTAGTTTTTGGTACTTTCTTAAATTTACGCATAGACTTGCTTGTCTAAGTCCTCTTGTTTGCAATATGATGTGTGTGACCTGTGCTTAAACAAGTCTATACCTACTAATTATAGCGGGTATGAGCATCTTGTCAAGAAAAAAAATAATTAACTTGACAATAATGCTCTCCACATGTATAATATATATTGCCTACCAAGGGGGGCCCTATATATATGGAAATGATTTAGAGTAGTTTCATTCCTTTCAGCTCTATATTATAGTACCATACTTAGGAATAATACTTCAGTCATATTATTAAACTTACCCCCCTTGATATGGCTAAGGTGGTTTCAAATGATTTTCAGTATTTTTACCCCGTGGTCGTATATATAGGAAGGTACACCCCCCACTGCCACCTGCATGGGTACACGCAAGACAATCTTTTTATATTCTAGGGAAACAATCCCTTGTGGTTTTATCCCTGTGGGAATAGAGGTGGGTCAATATTTTGTATTTATTTGGTTTCAATTAAAGGAATAAAAAAAACCCCCATGAATTAACAAGGGGGCTTTTAAAAGGGGTTAACCTGTTTTAAAATAATTGTGGGTGTTCGCTTATTTCGTTGTGGTATTCTCTCTCTCTTTCTTCTTTGTATTCTTTCTCTCTCTGTAACATAACCCTATCAATCTCACTATTAAACTTATCAAAGTTAAATAGCTTATTATCTTTCTTTAACATAGTTGTAATATTATCTTTCATATTTATAAACTCATTAATTAAGTCTTGCTTGGTTTCATAATCTATTTGATTAATAGTAGCTTTTCCAAATTGTTCTAAATGGAATTTAAAAGTACCTAGATAGTCAGCTAATTTAAAATAATGTTTTTTACTTGCCATTTTATTATCCTTTGTTTTAATTATTTATATACTACAATTAAGGCAAGAATAAGATAATAATAAATAAAAAAGCCCCCTAATAACTGGGGGCTAGTCTTTGAATATGGATAAGAATTAAGCAGCAATAGGACTTTTTACAGCTTCAGCTTTTTTAACCTTTTCCTTTTCTCTCTTTTCTTCTTCATCTATTTTTAAATTAGCATGTTCTTCAACTTGGTTTAATGTTTCAAGAATACTAGTATTAAAATTTTCAAATAGTTCTGTGAAATCGTTATCACTATCTATTAATGTTTTAATATCGCCATGCTCTTTATTAGTGAAATCAGTATTATAAAACTTATCCATTAAATTATATCTAAATGAAGAGTCATCTATAGCTTTTCTCATGAACTCTACAAATTTATATAATTGATGCGAACTTGTCGAACTATTGGACTCGCCTTTATTTCTAAAAGTTTTTCCATGTAGTTTTTCCATGCCATCTATTGTGATTGGTATTCTTTTAGAATCATCGGGGGTTACCCATTGTTTAGTTTCATTCCCCTCTTCATCCATTCCAATTTCTTGAATTTTATCAGTAACAACTTTTTGTTGAACTGTAATTGTTGGCTTTTGAGATTTACCTAATAACTCTATTGATATTTTACCAACACCATAAAATTGTAATTCAGATAGCATTGAAGCTCTAGAAATAGCATTATCAAAACTTTTATTTTTTAATACTCTTCCTGTTGTTTTATCTACTGATTTAATTTTATAAGTATTTCTAATTGTTGTTGTGATATCTTTTCTAGTAATATCGTTAATACCATCGTTTTGATATGCCTTGTAGATATTACCACATACCCCAACCAACTCAAAGAATATACTTGAATTGTCGTTTTTTGTTTTCTCATTAAATAACTTTTTTGTTATATCATAAGTATTTTGGGTTAACTCTACATTGCCACATATTACATTAGCATTATAAGTTTCGCCCACATTATTTTTAAATTGTAATGTATCAGTCATTTTTACAACCTTTGTTATAATTAATAAGATTAACTAATTTAATCTTAATTATCTATTACATACCAATTATGTCATAAATATGATTATGTTATAGCATGGGAATTATCTTATTGTCAATATTCCCAGTGGGAATTGTTTTTATTTGTTTGTTGTATCACATTAGACAATCAATACAAGCTCATATATAAATGGGATGTTAACAAAGGGATAAACGATATGAATAATAAAATACACTCTATTTCTGAAATCATGGAACCATCCCACCTAAAAACTATTGAAAAAAATAAATCATTAGTCCCAGTGGGAATTATTAAAATGGGGGATAAGGTTCAGTATAATAAAGATATGGTTCCATTAAAAGATTTTGAAGAAGTTATAAGGTATGCTTTATTGTTGGATAGATACCTAACGCAAGATATATGTGATTGGGAAACAATAAAAGCTAGTATGCATATTAGAGATTACTCACGCAAATATAATGTTAAGTGATTTAATAATGATGTTTATACTGTGTATAGTCGGTATGCTGATATTGTTTTGGTATTTCAGATGAGTTGACTATCCAATAGTATGAGAGTATACTGAACCTTTCATTACTTCCTTATAGTACCCTATCACTCCTCCCAGTGGTAGGGTTTTTTATTTGGACAATCAGTTAAGTGTCTGATATACTTACATTATTTAGAAAGGAATACTATGAGTATATGGGAATTACTATTCTGGGCTACACTAATTAATTGTGTATGGCTTGGAGGTGCAATAATAATTTTAGGGATACCGACATGAAAACATGGATAGACGACAACAACAAACTTAATATTAATTTTGGTAAGTTTGATGCAAGTTGTAGGGATGGTAAGTGGACATTTTATATTCCATTTAATCTTCCCACTGGGAATAAATTTAGAAATATAAACGCAAGATATGAATTAGTTGCTAAAGCTACATTTGTTGACAATGATTCATCAGTAGTTAAAAGTTTATATATAGAAGACATAAAGGAAACAAACCCATGATGCATATGAAAACAAATCCGTTGTATAAAAAAATGCAAGAGAAAAGTAAATTAGATAAATGCAAAGAAGCTGAACAAGAGCTTAATAAACTCATAGACTTTTACAGGGATATGACAAAGACCTCATACTTTAGAGGGGCAGATAAAGAAATAAAGAGAATGGAAAAATCATTACAGTATCTAGTAGATAATTTTGACCCAAATGAAACTGTGCCTTTTCATCCTGCTCATGGGAACTATAAATTATAGATGAAACAAGAAGTAAAAGAATTTGTGTTACCAGATTATTATAATAATTCTAAACCTAAAGAAGATAAAGTAGAAGAGACAAAGCCCAGGAAATGTAATCTATGTTCTAAAGTAATACCTATGACTAGATTCCAAAGGTTTTGTTTACCTTGTAAGAGTAGAATATAGCCATACCCATAGATTATATATAAGGCCCCCACATACAGGGGGTTTCTTATTGTACCAATTATTCCATGATTGTCAAATCCATATACATAGATATACTATAGGTATCCCCACTCTCCATAACTGTTAAAAAATATACATTAGTGCGACAAGTTTGACTATGCCCACTGGGAATGATATAAGTATAGTTAGATGCAAACTTAATTGAAGCATCGGTGTGTGGCTTGGTTACTCGGTACAGTTTAGAAGTATACGCCAAAGTGCCAAGCCATAACTAAAGGAGCTTATATGACTGACAAATTTATTCCCACTGGGATGACTAGAAAAGAAGCCGAGGCGATTATACCAAGACTCGGTAAAGCAAGTAAGATGCCTTGCAAGACTTTTAACATACCTGCATCTCTCTGTAAAACTGGGGCAAGACTTCGTAAGATAAAAGGTTCTACTTGTTATGGGTGTTATGCCTTTAAGGGTAATTACTTATTCCCATCGGTACAAGAGGGATTGATGAAAAGGTTCGATGCCTTTTATGAAAATGGCTTTGTTGAGGCCATGATAATTATGATTAAAGCTACCAACAAATCTAAATACTTCAGATGGTTTGATTCTGGGGATGTGCATGATATGGAAATGCTAGATAAAATTGTAATGGTTTGTAATGGTACCCCAGAAGTAAAACATTGGCTTCCCACAAGGGAAGTAAAATTAATTACTGACTACAAGAAAACTAAAAAGTTTCCTAAAAATCTAGTGGTAAGAATATCTGCCCCTATGATTGATGGAGAGCCAGTCAAGTCTCATAGGTGGACTTCGACAGTGCATAGTGCTAAATTGCCTATAGGTTATGATTGCCCATCAAGATTTCAAAACAATTCATGTGGAGACTGTAGAGCTTGTTGGGATAAAAGAATACCAAATGTTAGTTACCATAAACATTAGAAAGGATATTTATGAATAAACTAAAAGAATTTGTAGCATATACTTTTATATTGTTACTACTTGGGAATGTATTGTTAGCTTCATTCTTTGTTACACAGAAGTTAATGATAGGATTATTATATTAGAAAGGAAATAACATGGCTATAATAGGACAGATAGGAACACTAGGGGAAGCATTGCGTAGTCAAATAGGTAATGGCTTTTTCTACATGATGTTTCAAAAAAAGAATGGAAATATGCGTGAGGGCATATACAAGTTTGGGGTTAGAAATAAATCTAAATCTTACATAGATGATAAACCATACACTACCAGTGGGAATCCATCTACAATGCCTAAAGATTTAGGTATGACTGTATGTGAGTTTAGCAATAGACAATACATAGAAAAACAAGCAGAATTAAATGGAGAACCAGAATGGTCTCCCCATGATTTTACTAATCTAAAGTTCCACCAAATACGATTGTTACGTTATGGTGGTACACTAAAGAAAGTAGATATAGAGGAAGACCATATGTTTAGAGTTACTAAAATACAGGTTGTCCCTCAAGAGTTTGAGCAATCAGCCAAGTTGTTAATGCGTAGTGGTATTAACTTTGATATGGTTGGTATCTCAGAGTTCTCCAAGCATTAGTTTGGAGTATGTGGTGGTGGGTTTATCTTCGCTCCTTGTTCCCACCACCTTTTTAATTAGGAGTGATAGGAGATAAAATGAGCGACCCACAGTGGGATGCATGGGCAGAGCATATGAAAGAGACCATGCTAGATGATATTGCTATAGATATTTCTAAGGTGCACATAGGTAAAGGGCACTTAGAACTAAAATCTGTTATGGATTATGTAAATGCAAAATACAATGACTGGGAAAGATTTATAACTAAAGAAGATATAACAGAGGTATTTAATGAGTACATCAAAAAAAACCTCAAAACATAAACAAGAACTTACTGATGATATGTTAAGAGAGTTAGATGAACTTACAGATATATTGTCTGGATACTTTAGTATAGGGAAGGATACATACCAAATAAAAAAGAGGGAGAAAAATGTCAAGCGAAATAGAAATAGTAAAAAATCTTAGTGTTCCCAGTGGGACTAATAAAAGAATGGATTGTCCTTTTTGTTATCACAGGAATACATTTAGTGTTAGGAATGAGAATGGTAAATTACTTTGGAATTGTTTTCATTCTTCTTGTAATATCAAGGGAGGAGAACAAACTGAATATAGTATGGAAGATATAGAAAATTATTTAAATCCAAAACAAAAAGAGATGGAAAGATTTATTATACCAAAACATTTTATTAACATTCCAACAGTGCCAGGTTGTATGGCAATGCTACAACGATATGATTTAGATAAATTATGGGGAGAGGGACAGTTAGCTTTTTACTATGATGTAAAACAAAACAGATTAGTATTTCCTATCGAGAAAGATAACGTAGTTGTTAATGCTACTGGCAGAAGTTTAAAAGGAGAGAAACCTAAATGGTATATCTATGGTAAGGAAACATACCCATACATTGTAGGTAATTCTGATACTGCTGTGCTTGTAGAAGATTGTATATCGGCATGTGTTTTATTTAGTGCAGGTCTCACTGGGATTGCAATACTTGGAACAAGTTTAAAAGATAGTTACATACCTGTATTTAAAAAATATAAAAAGGTTTACGTTTGTCTTGATGAAGACGCAACAAGCAAGGCTTTTGACATTGCCGACCAACTAAGGTATTATGTAGATACTGAAGTTAAGATACTCGATGATGACATAAAGTATCTTGGAAACTCAAAAATACAGGGGATGTTTGGTGGATATTAGATGTGGAAATATATTAATTGTGGTACTGCTTTTTGGTACATTAGAACTGATAGGAAATATCATCACTGCTATAAACCTCATGGGAATAAGTCAGTTAAGATTAAGATTGGTAGAGCTAACCCAACAGTTTTACAAAACTATTATGTGCATAACCTTCACAGGTGGCTCAAACTTTTTGATGAGGGAAAGATACAGTTGGAATGTTACTTACCTAGAATGACATCAAAGAGTAGAAAAGATAATATAGAAAGATTAAAGCAAAACACATTAACAAAGAAAGTAAAAGAGATAATTAAAACAATACAACAAACGAGGAAATATGAAAAAGATAGTAAGAGTTAGAAAACTAAATGATATAGACCCATTTGATTGGGAGATAACCTTTGATGATAATACTACAATCAATCATAAGCATGAACATTTTTTTAATTTAATACAGAAAGGTATAGAACAAACAATTTTAAAACCAGAAAGAAAGATAGAAGATAACCCAGAACATCCTCACTTCTTTGTTAAAGACCCAGAAGAAGAAGCCCTAGATATTAAGAACCCTAGGAATAAAGAATTGATAAAACAATTTAGAGAAGATGTAAAGACAATGAAAGTAAGTGAGTTCAATGCAAAGTACCCATCGAAAAAAATACTTAAATAACTTAGTGAAACTAATACAGTTGGCAGACACTTTTCAGAGTAAGAAAATGAAACTTAAAATATTAAACAATATAGAGGCGGATGTTAGAGAGAAAATTGCTAAAACTTCTGATGGACAAAGAGTTCTATCAGAGGACAAAAAACAAAATAAATAAGAAAACTTTTACTAATGGTTCATATGAACTATACCAAACATTAGTAAAAGCATATGAAGAATATCCAGAGATAGAAGCTGTGGATATGGATACACTTCGTACATTACATTTTGATAAGTATAATCCTATGATTACTACTGCCAACAAAAGAAATGTAGAAGACTTAATTGATATTGTTAGTGAGCAAGAAGTTCCCAGTGGGAAAGCAATAGAAGATACATTGAATAGAGTTTACATTAGAGACAAAGCCAAAGACCTGGCAAACATGGCAACAGATGTATTCAATGGTAAGACACATAACTTCCACATTATTCGCACATATCTAAATGACATAGACAATGTAAAAGAAAAAGAAATAGTACCAGTATCATCTAACATAGAAGATATTATGAGAGGTGTAGATACCTCTAACAATTATCATTTTAATATAAGAGAGTTGCAGGATAGAATAGGTGGCATTGGCAAAGGTAATTTTAGTATTATCTTTGCTAGGCCAGAGACAGGTAAGACAGCTTTCTGGGTTTCATTAGTCGCAAATGAGAACGGATTTGCCCATCAAGATATAAAAGTACATGCATTTGTTAATGAAGAGCCTGCAATTCGTACACAAATGAGACTAATTACTGCGTGTTGTGGTATGTCTAGAGAAGAAATTGCGACAAATGTGGACTTAGCCAAGGAGAAATGGTCTCAAATCAGCCCTAATATTAAGCTATATGATACTGTTGATTGGGATATGTCAGACTATGATTCCCACTGCGAACAACATAATCCAGACTTATTAATCATAGACCAGTTAGATAAAGTAAATGTTGGGGGTGCATACAATAGACAAGATGAGAAGTTAAGAGAGATTTATAAACAAGCAAGAGAGCTTTGTAAGAGAAGAGATTGTTGTGTGATAGGCGTATCACAAGCAAGTGCAGATGCACATGACAGAGAAAGGATAGGGTTTGATATGATGGAGAACTCAAAGACAGGTAAAGCCGCAGAGGCAGATTTAATTATAGGTATTGGAAAGAAAGATGATTTAGAACAAACATCTATTGAAAGACATTTATCTATTAGTAAAAATAAAATGTCTGGTTGGCATGGCGTAGTGACTACACAGCTACAAGCAGAACTATCAAGGTTTGTAGACTGATGAGAATATTATTATTAATATTATTAGTTACATTTTGTAATGCTTGTGCTTTTATTGTTGCAAAAGAAACAGCTAAAGTTGTGGACATAATAACAGAGGATAGCCCTAACCCAGAAAAGAAAAAGAAAATATTAGAAAATAAAAAGAAGAAACAGAATAAAGCTAAAGAGTTTTATTGTAGTAAAGTAAAAGATGTAGAGAAGTGCGAATGATTTCCACAGTAGATATAGAAACAACATACGATACTAATTTTAATCCATCTCCATTTATCGCTACAAATAAATTAATCTCAGTGGGAATAAACAAAGAATATTATTTCTTTAATCATTATGAATTTACTGGTGACGCATCTAAAAGTTTTAATGCAGTACAAGAAATACTAAATCAAACTACAGTATTGATAGGACATAATATTAAATTTGATTTAATGTGGATGTTAGAAGCAGGATTTAAATACAGTGGTGCAGTCTATGATACAATGATAACTGAATATGTTTTACTTAGAGGAACAAAACAATCTTTAAAATTATCAGAGTGTTGTAAGAGAAGACACTTAGGTACTAAACTTGTAAACAAAGTAGACCAATATATTAATGATGGTAAATCATTTGGAGATATACCAATAGATATTTTAGAGGAGTATGGAAGAAAAGATGTAGACATAACAAAAGAACTCTATGATTCACAACAACATAATTTAAGAGAGGCCACACACTTACAACAAACAGTAAACTTAATGAATGAATTTTTATTAGTTCTTATTGAGATGGAAAGGAATGGCGTATTCATAGAAACAAATCTATTAGATGAAGTTGAAAAAGAATTTACAAAAGAATACCACCTTGTCCATAATAAAATAAAGACTATAATTCAAAGAGTTATGGGTGATACTCCAATTAATTTATCTAGCCCAGAACAATTATCATGGATGGTTTATAGTAAGAAAGTTGTAGACAAAAAGGTTTGGTCAGAAACATTTAACATAGGAATAGACAAAGCATCTGGCAGACAGAAGAGAAGAAAAAAATATTCACAGAATGAGTTTGAAGGTATCATCCATAAATGGACAGAGCCTATATTTAAAACATCTGCATTACAATGTAAGTTTTGTCATGGTGTAGGTTATGTACAAAAGTATAAAGTAAATGGAGAGCCATACAAAAATAAATCCAAATGTTCTTCATGTGGTGGAGAAGGTGTAAACTATATTCAAAAAGAACAAGTAGCAGGATTTCAAATACCAGTGAAGTATGCTAACGATGTATCAGAGGGTGGATTTAAAACTGATAAAGACACTTTAAAAAGAATAGCATCATATAATTCTGGATTGATAAGAGAGTTTGTAGAGCTAGTAACAAGACATAACGCACTAGAAGTTTGGCTTAGTACATTTGTTAAAGGTATTAAAGATGCATTGATTGGAGATTATTTACATCCTGCTTTCATGCAATGTATTACAGCTACAGGAAGATTATCTAGTAGAAATCCTAACTTCCAAAATCAACCAAGAGCAAAAACATTTCCTATTAGAAAAGTTATTCGTTCTAGATTTAAAGATGGTAAGATTATGGAAATAGATTATTCACAATTAGAATTTAGGGCCGCAGTATTTTTAGCACAAGATAAACAAGGCATAGAAGATATTGTTAATGGTGTAGATGTGCACCAGTATACTGCTGACATAATTAAATGTTCAAGACAAGAAGCAAAGCCACATACATTTAAACCTTTGTACGGAGGTAAGTCTGGAACAGAAGATGAGAGAAGATACTACAAAGCATTTTTAGATAAATATAAAGACATATCAAAGTGGCATGTTGAATTAGAAAACAAAGCTATCAAAACTAAAATGGTTACTCTTCCCACTGGGAGACAATATTGTTTTCCATACATAAGAAGAATGTCCTGGGGTTCATCAAACTACCCCACACAAGTAAAGAATTATCCAGTGCAAGGATTTGCAACAGCAGACATTGTACCCCTTGCGTGTATTAATATACACAAACTGATGAAAGAACATGGGTGTAAAAGCCTATTAATAAACACTGTTCACGACTCAATAGTAGTCGATGTGTATCCGACTGAAGTAGAAGTTCTAAGTAAAATACTAAAAAAAGGTTGTCTCGATGTGAAAGATGAGTTAAAGTCAAGATATAACATTGATTTTAATGTACCCTTAGACATTGAAATAAAAATGGGATGTGATTGGTTAAATCTAGAAGATATAACTAATTAGTAATTTATATACCCAGGAGGTATTTTATGAATGAATTAGCAAACATAGACGGAATGTCTAATGCTGATATTATGGATGCCATTGGTCAATCCAAAGGCACCAACCTACCTATCTTACCAAAGCTATCTATTAATAGAGATGCTACAGATGAAGAAGGTAATCAACTCCCAGTGGGAGTATTCAAAACTTATGATACTGTAAGTGAACAAGAAGTGTTTGGTAAACCTGTAAAGATTAGACCATTCATTAATAACTTTCAGTACATGAAGTATGATGAAGAGAAACAGGAATATTCTAATAGAACTGTTATCTTTCCTACATGGGATAGCCCACAAGAAGATATTCTTGGCACTGAAAAGTGTGGTAGAATAGCTAGAAAAGAGTGGGATAATCTTACACCAGATAAGTTAGTCGAACAAAAAAAGATTAGATGTTATCGTTTAGTCTATGGTCTACTTACTATGGATGGTAAAACTGCAGGAAAAGAATCTGTTAAATTAGAAAACTATCCTGTTCTTTACAGAGTATCTGGTTCTAACTTTAACCCAATAGGTACAGCTATTGAAAGTTTAGGTAGAAGAAATAAGATTATGTTTAGACATAACATTATTCTATCAGATACTGAAAGAAGAAAGACAGGTTCTAATGTTTATTATGTAGCCAAAACAAAGATAGACGACAAACAAATAGACTTCTCTGATAAAGACAGAGAGACTATGGATGTCTTCAAAGCAATAATTGAAAAAGAAAATGCTTCTGTCTTGGAACTACATAATGCTGTTCTTAAATCTAAAACTAATCCACAAGACATGGTGGATGCTAAAGTTATTGAAGAAGTAACTGCCGCATAATGTCTAATGTAGTAGAACAACTACAAAACTTTTTGGCACAGGCTTGTAAAGGGCCTGTGTCTATGTCTGATGATGTTGTTGAAGAGTTTGGTGAGTTATGTAAAACAGCACTAAGAAAACAATTTACAGAAGAAAGAGAGAAAAAATTTAGAATAAGAATGTCTAATGCAGGTAGACCTATCTGTCAATTACAGATGGAAAAGCTACATGAGGACAATGACTTTGAAGAGATGTCTTATAATTCTAAACTTAGAAATATGTTTGGGGATATAATAGAAATCATAGTCTATGCTATGATGAAGTCAGCGAATGTTAATATAGAAAGTTACCAGAAAAAAGTAAAGTATAAAGTCCATGATGAATTAGAAATGTCTGGTAGTACAGATGTAGAAATAGATGGTAAAGTATATGATATAAAATCTGCTAGCCCATTTTCATATGATAAAAAGTTTGGAAAAGATGGTGGTGGATTTCAAAAGGTAGCTGATGAAGATGTATTTGGATACTTATCCCAAGGGTATTTATATGCAGAAGCATTAAACAAACCCTTTGGTGGTTGGATTGTTATTAATAAATCTACAGGTGAGATACAACTTACTGCCCCTCCCAGTGATGATAGTAAATATAGAGATAAGGCTTTACAAATAGCAAGAGATAATGCTAGTCATTTATTAGAGAATAAACCATTCAAAAGATGCTTTGAAGATGAAGAAGAAACATTTAGACAAGTTAAAACTGGCAATAGAAAACTTGGACTCATATGTGGGTTTTGTAATTTTAAGAAACCTTGTTGGGGTGATGACTTACAATTTTTACCACAGCAACAATCAAAGGCTCGTAATCCAAAATGGTTTTGGTATACGAAAGTAACACAACCTAAAGAGGATAGCAATGTCGAAGGGTAACGGAAAAGATAAGTTTGATTTTTCTAAAGGTATAACAATAGTTATATCTCCACATTCAGAAAGTTCATTTGCATGTGGTATAGATAAATCATACGGAGAAGAAACTGCAGAGAAACATGCAGTAAAAACAATAGCCATGGGCCTATGCGACCTAGCCCTCAATCATGCTGATATGGTTTACGAAGTAGGATTAAAAGTTAGAGCATTACAAGATGCTCAAATGTATGATGCTGACTTATCAGATTTAGAACAAGACAATGTTGAAAGCCTAGAAGAATGGATAAAAAAATTAAGAAAACCAACGCTAAATTAAACAACGATAACAAGTTTGACCTTGATTTAAAGTATGGACAAATGCGTGAGAAACAAGTTCACAATATGTTTTACAATAAAAAGATTGAGGTCAAGACTGAAAGAGATTGGTGGGCCAAGACAGGAAACATAGCTATAGAAGTAGAATGTAATGGAAAACCCAGTGGGATTAGTGTAACTAAATGTGATTACTGGATACATGTTTTAGCTATAGGTAAGAAAGATTACTGTAAATTAGTTTTTCCTGTTGACAGAATAAAAAAATTAGCTAAAAAATATAAGGATAAATCAAGAATGTTAGGAGATAGAAACGCATCTAAGTGTATCCTAATACCACTAAAAGAATTATTTAATAAGGAGAATATCGCTTAATGAAAAGTTTAGATATACTAAAACAAGCATCAAGTTATGTGGGAGACAGTAGAGAAAAAGAGTATGGTAATAAATTAAAGAACCATGACAACATCGCAAAGCTCTGGTCTGCCTACAAAGATATAGAGTTTACAGCTAGAGATGTAGCTGTAATGATGGCACTACTAAAGATTGCTAGAACAAAGCAAGGTAAAGTATCAGAAGATACCTTTATAGATGGTGCCGCATACATGGCAATAGCAGGAGATATACACGATGAACTTCATAATAAGTAGAGAACAAGTTGAGAAACTTGTAAGTTATCTATTTACCAGACCCTATAAGGAGGTGTATGGTTTAATAGAAATGTTATCTAAAAATTTAAAGACACTGGATGATAAGATTAATCCAGACTTTGTAGAAAAAGATGGAAACAAAAAAAAATAGTTCCACTTTAGTCAACCTCGAAGTGAAGCTGAATAAAGATGGAACTATAAGTTTTGATTATGATTTTGTTGACCCAGATACTTTTGTGTCTGAGGTTAACAGAGTCAATCCCAATTATCCTCACACCCACACAATAGCGGCTATGATTAGAAACACTGTTAACGAATTAGAATATGTAGGTAGTGAGATGCAAAAATTATTGAGAGCTGTCTAAATATTTTTTAGCTGTGCTGTGATAAGTGTAGCTCTCGTCTCTCATCCTATCCATCGCCATACTATAAGCACTATTAAATACCTTATCTCTTTCTGCCTTTGGTATGTTATTTTTAAATGTGCCCATTTCAGAAAGCAACATGTAGTCAAACCATTTAATTGCTTCTTCTTTATTAAATAAATTAAATTTAGTATTTAAATTTATTCCTAAACCTTTTCCTACATTAACATAGTTAGTTGAATTTTCCATGTATCCAGAATCTATTAATTTTTTTAATGTCATTTCTGGGCTACCTGTTTTAAGAGCTTTAGTCATTACGTCTACCATTGCCGCTCTAACCCCAAACTCTGGTGTATTAAATACTTCCATTACACTGTGAGTTTCTTTTTTAAAATTAGGTAATACTTTTTTATCTTCTTTTACTTCGGACAAACCATCCCAAGGTATTCCTAGCTGATGTATTGAAAGCCAGTTATTTGTTCTGTATCCCAGTGGGAGTTGGTACCCCATCTGTTGGCCTACCTCTCCTGTAGCATACAGATTAGAGTATGATTTATCTTTTAGAATATTTATTGTATTTTCTGACTGATACCAATTATCATCTAAAATTTGCGTCTCTTTCGTGGTTACTTTTGGAGACACCATCATTTTTGTATCATCTTCCACGGGTTTGGCAGGAGTAACTTTTAGTTCTGGTACCTGTATAGTTTCAAGGGGTAATTCTTCCTCTACTTTTGGTTTAGATTTAAATATGTTAAAAAGGCTATTAAAAAATCCTTCATCTTCTTGCCTACCTTGCTCCTTTGCAATTTGATATGCTTTTGCATCTGCTTCTAAATCATAAAAACCTGGCCCAAGAACTGCTTCTACTTCTCCAAACTTTTTTGTAGTTAGCTTTTCTGTTTGCTTACTTAGTGCATCACTTGTTTCTGTCATAAATAATAATATAATTAAACTATTTCTTAACCAGACTACCACCGAAATATAATCCTATGATAGCTGACATTAGATGTGTATCTAATGGTGTAATAACTACACCAAAAAATTCTTTATCTAATACTATTTCTTTTTGTTCTATTAAGAATAAAAAGCCTCTAGTAAATTCTGTCCAAGTTAAATACACACTTGTATCAAAAAATACTGGCACTAGTTTTGGCCAACCAATAATAAAGAATACAGCAGTCAATGCAATAATTCTTCTTGTCCATTGAAAGCCTTTGTTATCATACGTTCTAGCTTTCTCAATATGTTTCATTTGATTATCAGCTCTTGCTAATAACAATTTTTGTTCATCTTGTTTTGCTTTTATGCTCTGCCCCCAGATGGACATAAATCCACCTAGAAGGCTAGAGCCTAGCATTGTAATCATTTCTACTGGTAATCCACCTAGCATGTATATCTCCTTATACTATGTAACTAAATATAATTAAAATTAAAATAGCACCAAGAGCACCTGCAACTATCTTGCCTCTCTTACTTAAACCATTCCATATTTCTTTTATTTTATTCATACTTCCTCCTAGTTATCTAGTTTTTTATTTATATTTTTTAATTCTGATTCTATAACCGCAAGTCTAACTTCCATCTTTGTAAACATTACAAGAGCTTCCTCCATTCTATCTATGTCATTTTCCATTGCAGATATTCTTTGTGAGGTCATTCCCCAGGTAACTCCAAGAGCTAATATTATTCCAACAAACCAAACTGTATCTTTCATATTCATTAGTATAACTCCTCATCTTTTATGTTTTCTGGAACAAGCATCTCATCTCCAAAATCGTCTAGTGTTAAATTTTTTAATATTAATTCTAAATCTTTTTGTTTTAATTTTCTTGATGGCCCAAATAAATCCCCCTTTAAAACATTATCTAATAAAGTTCTATCTCTATTTTTCATTCTAGTCTTTATAGATTTAAACATCTGCTCATCAGAGTATCCCATATTTCTGCCTAAATTAAATATCCATTGTGGTAGAGCCGCATCTGGGGGTAAATTATTTACTGTGCTAACAGCAAAATCCATTAGTGTCCCATAAGTCAACTGTCTACTTTTTCTTATTTGCTGCAATTGAAATGTTAATTTTAATATTTTAGCTTCTTTTATTGAATAAGCAGAGAAATATCTAGAGAACCAATCATAAAATTCTCTTTTTAATCTAGCAGTTCCTTTTTCATAATATGTAGGTTCTTCTTTTTGTTCTAACCACGGGACTGGAATACCTAACACTGTGCCATTTGTGTAGTATTCTTCTATGGCCCCATTAAAAGAATTTGGTGATATTAATTTCCAAGCGTTCATTAGTTCTGACCTTGTTGGTGGAATAACAAGAGGGGCAAGTTCTGGTGCGTCATCTCCAAAAATAGGTTTTGTAATTGCAAAGTCAATCGCTTTAGCTCCAAGAGGAGCAAGTAAATTTTTAAAAAATATATCCTTTGCACCTACAGCCGCATCACTTAGTTTTTCATACCCAGGAAAAGAAAATATATCTCCTGGGCCTAAGCCTGGTGCCGCTAAAGTGGCTGTTAAATCTTGACCTATAGCTTTACTTGGGGCTCCAAACATTGCTACGTCTGGTAGTCCTATAGACATTAACCATTGAGAAACAGTAGGTAAATTGACAGTCGTGCTTTGGTTTAATTTTTCTATAAATTTGTCAGCAACTTGAATACCTATTACTCCAAACGCACCTGCTACTAAAACTTGAGCTCCATAAAAATGTGCTATCCCAGATACATCACCATATCTAGCGGCATTTCTTATGGCTTCTAATTGTTGAGCGTGGTAGTTTTGTTGAAATGTTTTAAACAATCCTGCGGCTGAACCTAACAGGCCTATACCCCCTTCACCATACATCATAGGTCTTTCAAAGGTATCATACCTAACCATGTAATTATCTGCTAAGTACCATGCATTATCTATAATTTTTTGTTCTTTTACTCCTGCTCTTTTTAGTAAATGCCCAAACATAAGTAGTGTATTTGCTCTAGACCAAATTTCCATTCTTCCTGCAATACCTCTTCCAGATAGCATCCACAATAATCTTTTAGGAAAACTTCCCTTATTTTTTCTACCTTGCTTTTGATATAAATTTTGACCTGCAAATTCTCTCATAAATTTATCATTAAGAGTTGTCATCTTTTGTCCACTTCTTAATAATTTTTTAGAAAAAGCATCTGGTTTTAACAGGTTTCTTTGTGCATCTAGTATGGCTAAGTATGGGTCAGCAAATCTACCACCAGATAAGTCTCTAAGGTAAGCTAATTTTGGCAGTATCATTTGAAAAGGTTGTAGGCCTTGGGCTATTAAAAATCTTGCACTATAAGTAAATAAAAACATTTGTGCGGCCATTTGATTTACTCCCCCAAATGCTCGTTTAATCATATTAGGACTTACACTTTTAAGCATAAGCAGACTAGCACCATCTGCAACAAATTTTGAGAACGGGTTTTTTAGTGCTCCCGTAGCAACATCATACAACTTTGTTGCGTATGCAGTTTGATTTGGGTATAATTTTGATATTGTTATATTTGCATCTGGTTTAAAGCCCTCCCTTGTAAGTCTTGTATAGACTGGGCCATTGACTATAGGAGTAGTTAAAAATTCACTTACCTCTTTATTTAATTTTATTTTATTAGCGGTTTTTACTAGGCCCTCTATGTAAGCACTTACTGCTGTTTCAAAATCAGTTATTTGTTTTCTGTTTTTTCTACTACCTGCAAAGCCATCTATAAACTCTTGTTTTCTAGACATTCTAGTTGCTCCAAATATACTTAAACCTTGGTCTGCCATTATATCATTGTATATATCCCTTAATTGTTTTGATTGCTCTCCTTTTACTTTAGTATGGGATATAGCTTGAGCAAAGTAACTCATTGTCATGTCTTGCCCCACATGGCCCTTATCAACTTCTTTTACATTAACTATTGCATCGGGGTCTCTTTTTAATATTTCTTTTTTTAATTTGTTAGCACCAAATATAGTGTTTGCAGTAGCAATCTCCTTTAAATTTCTCACTCCTTTGGCATCAATTTTATCTACAAATACTTTATACTCTCCTAAAAATAAATGAGGAAAATACCCTGGTATTTCTGGTATCTCAGCAACTGTTCCATTACTGTCTTCTTTGGCTGTCTTATTAAAATACTTTAATCCACTTTTTAATTTTTCTCTCATCTGTAAATAAGAGAGAGTTTGAGTTTCATTTAATTTATATTTTTCTGTAAGACCTTTAGTGTTAGGCTCTAAAGTATCTTTATCAAAAAAAGGTCTAAGTTCATCTTGTACTTCTTTAAGAGGTCTATTTATTCCAAAAGGAACTTTTTCCCCTTCCTTAGTTCTCAAGACCGCAATATCTTTTTCTATTTTAAACAATGTGTTTATTAAATTAGTTTTTTCTTTGTTAGATAAATCATTAAAATAATAAAACATTCCATTAGGGCCAGGCTTAGATTTTAAAAGTTTAAATGCTGTCCCATTTTTATTTATATCTACATATTGTGGGTCGTCTAAAACTTTTAATATTTGTTGCTCATTATTTATTCTATAAATATTAAGTTTGTCTGCAACATACTTTACTATAGGAAATCTTTTTAAACCTAATGATGGAGGCAAAGCATACTTTTCAAAAAATTGGCCTGCATAACTTAGCCCTTTTTTAAATTCAGCATTGCTCATGTCCTTAAACTTTGGAACCACAGCTTTAGTTGAATCCTCAAAATTAATCATTTGCAGTCTTGCTTGTTTAGGTGTAGTTACATCTAACTTTTCTTGATGCACTCTAAATGCTATGTCTTTTGTTTCATTTAATAATGGGCTTAAAGCATACATTTCGGTAGATTTGCTTTCTAATTGACGCTCTATATCTTTAGTATCTTTTTTATCTTTCTGTAATTGCTTTGCTTCTTTTACTAATACATTATATTCATCTATAGTTTTCTCTAATGCTTTATTATTATTGTTTATAACTTTACTTTCAAATGATTCTATAAATTTTCTATTTCTATTTTTTTTAATTGTTTCGCCTATGGTTCTTTCAATAATAGTTTGATTACCATACATAGGGCCTATTGCAGAAGTCCCTCCAAAAACTATGGCGTTAGTAACTCTTTGTCCAAAATCATCAGCAGGTAAACTAAATCCTAACGCTCCTGTAGATGTTATCCTAGACACAGGTGCCAATGGCCCTGCCCAATCTAAATATTTACCTACAGTTGCTCCAGTTGCAAATGCAACTCCTGCCTCTTTAGCACCTTTGTCAGATTCTCTAAGAGCATCAACTGCTCCAAATGCTATAGGTAACTTATACGCTTGATTTATAAACCCTAAAGCTCGTAGTCCCGATACGTATTCAGTTATTACAGGGATAGCACTTCCACCTGCCGCATATACATTGGGTATTATCCCTTCTGGTTTGCCAATTTTTTCTGCCCGTTTTCTTTCATCAGTCGATATTTTTTTTAAATTTTTATATAAGTAACCTGCTATTAATTTTATTTGATTATCATTAGTCACATTTTCTATAGGCATGCCTGCTTCCATTGCTTTTTTCTGGTCATCAGAAAGTAACAGCCCAGGTATATTTGATAGTGTATGATAAAAAGATGCCGAGCCACTCCTCAATCCAAACCTAATATTTTTTTCAAACTCAGTAAATCCTAAAGATTTATTTAAAGGAACTTTTAACCAACTATCAATTTTTTCTGTTACTATTGGAGGTACAGTTACGTCATCGTCACTTTGATATATATCTCCTCCATCTGGTATTATTACGTCTGCATTTCCTGCCTCTTCAACTTTTTGTTCAAGCGGTTCACCAAACCTAGTAACAGCCTCTTCTTCTTTTTTTTCAGCTTCATCTAAAGGAATACCAAACCTTACTACATTAGTAGTTTTAGTTTCCTCATCTAAAGGAATACCAAATTTTTGTATTTCTGCCATTAGTTTTTAAGGTTTTTTTGCTTTTGAGCCATCTGCATTTAAAAATATAAAGCCAGATGGTTTTGTATCATCTGCTAATAATGCTTCATACTCTTCTTGAGTTCTTATAATTGGTAAGTTTTCATCCGCATCTGTGGTTGATGTAGCATCTTTTTCTGGGATTCTACTTATACTTTGTTTTAATATTTCTTCGTATCGTTTTTGATAAGGCTCTAAATCTTTTTTTAAATTTGAAGATGTTAAAATTATTGTTTTTAATTTCACATCATCTGTAAACATATTTTGTAAATCATTTATATTATTTGCTATTCCTAATATTTCATCTGCCTCATTTACTGACACAGGATTAAAACCTACTTCATTCATTGCTTCTTTACTAAATATATCTACTCCTAAATTCATAGCTGTAGCCACATTGAGAGCTTGTTCATTTAGTCTTTGTGATTGTGACATTGTTGTAGGAAAGGCAGATACTTTTACTCCCTCTCCAGGCATTACTTCAGTACCTAAAGTAGATTTAATTTTTTCTAACTCTTTTCTTCTTATAGCAACTTTGCCTGTTTTGTCTGGTATGTTATTTAAAGATTGCAATTCAGATTCAACTTTATCCAAAGTACCTAATAATGCATTTCTTGTATCAAATTGATAAGGATTTTCTGATGTTTCAAAGCCTCCTTCTGCTATAATTCGTGTTGCCTCTCTAGCTTTACTGTCTATATCTTTTAAAGCATTTACATTATTTACACCATCATATAAAGCAAATGTTTTGTTTTGAGATAAGTAATCAGCAACTCCAGGCCCATACATTTCTGCAGTTTGAGCAAACAATTCATCTCTTTTATTTATTAAAGCTACCTGTTCGTTAGCATCTTCTAATATTAATCCTGCAGAATCAATAGTGTTACTTAATCTTTGTTGGTCTAATTCTCTATCGTCTTTAAATCTATCTTGTATTGTTTCAAGTGCACCAATACCTATCTGTGTAGGTCTTACAGATTCCATTAAACCTTTTAAATTAAATACCATTACTCCTCCTCACTCTTTCTAGACATTAAACCTTTTACAACTTCTTCCTCAAACTTTTCTTTTCTAGCTTTTGCAGTAGTAGGCCTAGCAGTTTCTTTAAGTGCCATGATTTCACCTACAACACTTTTCATTCTCTTTCTAGGTAAATCTAATGTTATATCTTCTAGTCCTGCCGCTTGTGCTAATGATACGTACATTTTAGCTATAGTAGGTGCAAGTAGTATAGCTAAATCTGGATTCCATAATCCACTAACAAACCCACTAAATAAAGTAGTTCTAACTAATGATTCTACTGGTACGCCAGAGTTTATTAAAGCTAATAGTCTTTGGTTATTTCTTTTTAAGTGTATTCTATTCCATATAAATGTAGATGCTTCCATAAAGTCTGTATACTTTGGTGGATGTTCCCATGGGTAGTTACCAGGTTTGTCTGTTAAAGACTGTCCAGGTATAGGAGCATCAAATGGATTTATATTTGGTTCTTCGTACTTTGCCATTATTTTATTGTCCTTGCCATATTTAAGTATTGTAATAATCTGTCATTCCAAAACTTTTGATATGTTATGTAATTAGATACATCTGCTTTTTTTACAGCAGTTACATCTTCGGGTTTCAACATTGCCATGTCGTATTCATCAAAACTTACATAGTCTGGCCTCATTCCTGCAGAGCCGCCTCCACCAGAATCTCTACCTTTTAGTAGATTCATTCCTACTATTTTAAGACCTTCTTTAAATATTTCTCCCCACATTATTTATTCTCCTTCTCCAGATGGTGGTCTGCTAGTAAAGTTTACAATAATATCCCCTATAACTCCACCTATTAATCTATTTAATGCATTTTTAGATGCTTCATCCATAAACGCTAAATTAGTTTCTCTTTCTAGTGCCGCTAATGTTATGTTGTGATTTCTATTTTCAATGTTTTCAGATGATGTATTAGCCCAACTCGCTTCATCTCTCCACTGTTGCCATAGTGCAGACATTGCAAAGTTAGATAAACCTAGTAGGTTTGCCGCATCAGTTTGGTTTGCCGCATTTACTGCCGCAGTATTTGCTGTATTAATTTGTCTTCTCCATGCAACATTAGATTGGTCTACAACTCTTTGATTCTCTACATTAAATCTTTGCCTAGCATCTGTTAGTTGTGCGTTAAATTGATTTATTGCCGCCTCTCTTTGTGCATTAGCTTGGTCTATTTGTACTTGATTACCTGCATTTAGTCCTGCTATTTTATTAGATTCTGCTACAGAAAATTGATTCATTGCATCTACTCTTTGTGCATTTTGTGTTTGTATTTGTGATTGTAAGCTATCAAAGAACTGGTCAGTTTGTTTTTGACTTGTTGCATTAAATTGTGATGACGCATTTTCTGCTGATGCATCTGATAATAATACTTGTTGTCTACTTTGCAAATTAGTTAAACTTGTTGCTTGTTTATTTGACAGGTTAGCCATATCAGTTTTAAAATAAACATCTGCATTTTGTATTGCCGCTTGTTGTCTATTATTTAAATTAGCTAATATAACTTGTCTATAGGCTTCTGCATCTGCCGCCGCAATTTGTGTACCTGCTCTTAATACACCTTCTGCTATAGCTTCTGCCGCAATACTAGAAGCACCAAGTCCTCTCTTAGCCATTGCCGCTTCTGCTACTCTTTGTGCACCCCTTGCAAATGGAGGTAAAGGATTACCTTGTGCTAATGCATTTTCTACATCAGAAGTTATATTAGCAAGCTGTCCTCTTACTGTAGCATTAGCAGATAGTTCTGCTTGCTGTGCTTGTATTAATTCATTTTGATTTACTGCAGTTTGTTCTGCTTGTGCTTGAGCCGCAGTCCCTACAGTTGTAGGTGCATATGTTCTAAATGTTTCATCAAATTGTGCTGGAGATACTTGAGTCCCAGTGGGAACAGTCATAGGTGTAATTGTAGGTGCAGGAGATGTAGTAGGTACTGCCGCTTGTACAGCCCCTGTTACACCTGGCACATCTTGTACTGTACCTTGAGTTATATTTTGTAATTGTAATTGTTGCCCTACACTAGTCCCAGTGGGAAGTGTTGGTTGTCTAACGCCTGCTCCTACTTGACCTTGTATAAATTGTGATGGGTCTGCAGTGCCTGGGCCTGTAGGTGGTTGTGGGGGTTTAGGTATTATAGTACCAGATGACATATCCCTTGCTAAACTATCTGGAACAGTTTTATTTGGTGGAGGAGGGTCATTAATTATTCCTGCACCTTCTCTCATAGTAAAATCTTGCCCATCTACTACGCCACCTCTAAATCCTCTAGGTACTTGATACCTTCTTCCTTCAGAATCATATGCGTACACAAATCCTTCTTGGGGCATCACTGCTGTATAAGGCTGATTACCTGGCCCGTATCCTATCTCTATAGCCATATTAATTACTCAATGGGTTAGTTGTTTGTAGTTTAAGCTCTTCTATCATAACATCTTGCACTTCATTTTCTTTTAATGCAATAGCAACTTGTTTAGATAATTCAGATAGTAAACTTTCTAATGTTCTAATTGTTTCATTAATAGGTGAGATAAAAGGTTGTATGATAAAAGGTTCTGGAATATCTAGCATAGCTATCTGTTCTTTTACTTTACCTATTTCTTTAAACACTAATGTTAAATCTGTAGGCACAATCTTATCATCTACTTTTTTAATTCTATCAATCAAATCAACTTTATATTCATTTGCATATAATAATGCTTCATCAATTTTCTTTTCTAGTTCTTTATCTTTTTCTTTTAGTGGTGCTAAATTTACTGGAGGCTCTGCTTCTAACATATCTAATCTAGAATTAAATTGGCCCCAGGTATAAAACCCTCCACCAATAGCACCAATTACTCCAAGCAGTGCCGCATATGTACTAAGTTTTTCAATTATCTTCATTGTTTAAGTGCCTCCAATTCAGCTATTAGTTTATTCTTTTGTGTGTTTAAAGTTATTAATTTTACTCGGTGTATTTCTACTGGGTCATTGTTTGTGTAAGAACTTAGTGAAGCTCCTGCATAAATGTCCGTAGAATATGTAGATAAATCTATTTGCATAAATAATCCCATACTTGTATTCTCATATATATCCTTTGCTGAGTAAAACGCAATCTCTTTATACGCATCTAAATCATTCCCTTTAAAAAATAAATCTTCTTTTGTTAAGTTTTGAGTTGTTTCTTTTGTAACCTTTGCTATTTGTTTAGCTATTGTTTTTAAATTCTTTTTTAGTTTAGTCTCTACCTTTGCAACATCTGTAGTAACCCCGTCTTTGGTGTCCACTTCTGCGTCTTCCGATTGTACAGTTTCTTGTTCTCCACTTTCCTCTGTCGATACTTCTGACTCATCAGTTCCTGTGCTATCGGATTCCTCTTCTTTTGATTCTTCTGTGTCATTTGTTGCAACTTCTTTTTCCTCTTCTACTGGTTCAGACTCTGTTGGTTCTTCCATTGTTTCCGTTTCATCTTCAACAATCTCTTGAAGGCCTTCTTCCTCCGTTGAGATGTCTTCCAATGGTTCCTCAAACTCTTCAAAAGATTCATCAGCAAGTTCTTCATTGAACTCCTCCTCTGTTATCTCTTCAAAAAATTCTTCGGCTGTTATACCTTCGTCTTCTAGAAACTCCATGAACTCTTCTTCCATGCCAGTCTCTTCTAAAAATTCAGTAAAGTCCTCCTCAAACTCTTCTGTGAATACCTCTTCCATCACCTCAAGAGGAGGCTCCATCATATAATCGTCTTCAAAAAATACTGTTTCTATATCCTGTATTTCTTCAAAACCCTCCATATCAAACTCTTCTATAGGAGGTAATTCGTCTATGTATACTGTCTCTATATCATCAAAGTAAAATGTATCATCAAATGTAAACTCATCTTCAAATACTATTTCTTCCTCGTATACAGGTAATTCGTCATTAATCCAATCAAAATCTTCTGGTATATCATCTATAATATCTACTATATCCGTATCAATATCATCTATAATATCTTGTGTATCTTCATTTATAGGGGGCGTATAAGTGTAAGTAATATCTAATGTAACATTATCTACATCTGGCCCACGATGATAGTTATCATAAGTTGTGCCTGCAGTTTCATTATACAGTTCTGCTCTAATTGTAATATCTGTTTGTGTATTTGAGCCTTGAGTATAAACATTTGTATAGTTTGTAAACGTACCCCCATTCATTTGCCTACTAGGTTCGTTGTCATTTATATCTCTAACCTGTGTAGATACCGAACCATCTGAGCCTGTAACAGTTTGTTTAAGGGTAAGTGTATTTTCAATACCATTCCAGAACCATACGTCTGCTCCCATAGTTGAGGTAAAGCCTTGATTAACTTCTTGTTGTGTTAGATGTCCATCACCAACTAAATCTACATCTTGGTATACATTATCTTCTTCATGTCCTTCAAATGCTAATACACCACCGCTATCATCCATTCCTGTTTGATATGGAAATCCATTCCAAGCACCATGAGAGTGAACGCCATCATTACCATCTGTTAACCAACCAGTTGTACTTGTAGTGTTGCCTGTTCCAAAAGTAGAGTTAGAAAGAATATTACCCGTAGTTCTAGTCTCACTAAAAGCTGTATCCCATGCAAATAAAAAACTACATGTAATAAGTATAGGTAAAATATACTTCATTAATTATGTACGTTTATTATTTTTTTCTCTTCTGTTTTTAAATCAGTTTCAATAATTATATTATCTACTTCTTCTTGTTTTTTTAGTGTCTCTAGTTTTGCTTGCTCTTCTGCTAGTTTTCTAGCAAGTTCTTCTTGTTCTTTTTGTATTCTTATAGCTTCTAGTTCAGCATCTATTCTAGACCTAGTTTCTAATTTAGATACATACTCCTCATAGTCTGGTCTTTCAACATCATACTTTTCCCACTGGGAAATAGCTTCTGAACCTATCTTACCTTCGAATGGACAAGGTGTGCCTGCCATAAGCATGGCCTCAAAAACTCGTTCATCTTGACATAGTAATGATACTGCCGCTACTTTCATACCATAATCATATAAAACTTTACTTAATTTTATACGCTCACAGTTTAAATCTCTTACATGTTTCCCACCAGATACACCAAAACCCAAAGTAGAAACGGAACCACTGATACCCATACTACAAACATCTTGAGACATTGCAGAGTATGACGGAGAGTTAGCGGAGTTAACTGGTACATCTGACCCATTGGTAGTTGAATTATTTGTCGTTGTGTTTGTCGTTGTGTTTGTTTGTCCATCATTATTGTTGGTAGTAGTCGATGTATAACCACCCGTGATTTGTGTATTACTACCTGTTTGATTTGTTTGAGAATTTGTATCATAGTTTGAGTCTGCTAATGTTGTTGTTGTAAATAATAAAACTGATAATACTAATAAGTATTTAATCATCCTTTGCCTTGCCCCCTGGTTCGTTTATGTAATCTTCTAGTATTCTTATTTTTAGGTCTACTCCTTGATGAGTCTCCTATACTTGTTCTTTTCTTTACAGGTGTAAAGTAAATATTTCTTACAGATAATTTACTCATTATCTTGCCGTCGTTGGTACACCTTTTGATGATACAAAAGGATGTTCTGCAAATGCCATGTAGATGTAATTAATATTATTGTCATTATGAAACCCTGTTGCGGCTCTAGGTTTAAAACCATTTGAAAGTAAATCTAAATTTTTGGCTGATGAAACTTCAGCACTAGTAGAATCTGCATATAAAAATTTATTTCCTGCAGGGTTTATCGGTTCTCTAGTGCTATCAATCATAAACCAGTTACTTACATTATTGCTAGGTTTAATCATTAACCAAGCGGGTTTAAATCCTGTATAAACAAATGGCCCATCTGCATTACCATTACCTGTGTAGCTACCAAATTTACTGTAGCCTTGTATTTCTGCAAATGCATAACAAACATAGGTATCGCTAGAACCATTAACACTGCCATCAGTTCCTAAAACTATATTACTAGCTGTTGGTGCTGTTTTATTAAATGGCC